TTTATGACATTTACTCTGGAGCGGGAACTGGTGAGCCAAGATATGTACTAACATCTCTAGTAGATGCTGGAGCTGTACAATCTTCAACATTCCACAAAAACTTGGAAGCTTAGTATTAATACTTAATTCAGAAAAGGGGTGGTGGACTTACCATCACTCCTTTTTTTATAACTAAATAATATGAAAACATATCAAGTAATTACACCAGCGTCAACATATCCAGTAAGTTTAACTGAGGCAAAATCACATTTAAAAGTTGATACAAGTGCTGATGATACTTATATTGAATCTATTATCAAAGCTGCAACACAATTAAGTGAGGAGTATACTAATAGGTTTTTTATTGATACTGTTATTGAACAATATGCTAGTAGTTTTGCTGAATTACAAAATTTATTTAAAAGCAAAGTTAGTTCGGTTGCTCATGTTAAATATTATGATGGTGATAATAGTTTACAAACATTAAGTGCAACTGTTTATGATACTCAATTAAATTATGAGCCATCACAAATCCAATTAGCGGATGGGCAAAGTTTTCCAACAGTAACAAAAAGAAATGATGCTGTTTTAGTTAGATATACAGTAGGATATGGAAGTGCTGCAAGTGATGTTCCAGAAATAATAAAACAAGCTATTTTATTAACAATAGGGAATTTTTACGAAAATCGAAATAGTGTGATAACTGGTAAAACTGCTACTGAATTGCCAATGAATGTTAAATGGTTGCTTGATACTTATAAAGTACAAATAGTAGGATGACAATTGGCGAATTAGATAGGAGAGTGACTATTGAGTCAGTTAGTACCTCAGCTAATAGCTATGGTGAATTGACAAGGTCATATAGTGCTTTTCGTACAGTTTGGGCTGCAATAGAATGGAGAGGCGGAAGTGAAGGTGTAGATCAATCTGAAAAAATAACTGGCATGACTAAGTTGCACATATATATTAGAAATTTAGACATGAGCAATTTAACTTTACAATCAAGATTAACTTATGATGGCAAATATTATTTTCCTAAAGTAATTAATCAAATAGATGGTAGAACTGCTTTTTTAGAAATAATTTGTGAAAATAAAGATTAATGGCAAAATCTAACGTTACAGTTTTAGGCACAAAAGAATTAAATGATATGTTTATGCAACTACCTAAACAAATCAAAAAAAATACTGTATGGCAAAAATTCTGGAGAAAAAACTCAAAGCCTTTTATTGACGCTGCAAAATCAAATTTAAATAGTTTAAAAGGCCAAGAAAATCAGTCAAATAAAAAAAGAACTGAAACATTAAAAAGAAGTATAGGATATTTTACAACAAGAAGGAGTAGAAAATTTTTAGGAGGTTTTGTTGGTCCAAGAGTTAAAGGAGCATACAGAAATGAAAAAAGTGGATATTATGGGGCGTGGGTTGAATATGGTGGACAAGTAAAATTTGGAGGAAGAGGTTTTGGAAAAGACCAGCCATTTATTGAGCCATCATGGAAAAGTAATTATTTAAAAGTAACACAAAATTCTATGGGTGATGCTGAATTCATAATGGCAAAGGCTATAAAAAGCCATGAAAAAAAGTTACAAAAATATGGTAAATTTGGAGTGTAATGCAAATAGGTAAATCAATTTATAATATTTTAGCAAATGATAGTAATGTTGCTGCTTTGGTAGGCACTAGGATATTTCCTAACGTAGCTCCGCAAACAACTACATTCCCATTTATTATTTATGATGTTACTGGTGTGCAGCCTAATGACACAAAAGATGGGGCATCAACATTAGACACTAATGATGTTATGATTTCTTGTTATAGCGAAACATATTCTCAAGCATCTGATTTAGCTCAAAAGATTAGAGTTGCAATGGATAGAATTAATGAAGGAACTTATGGAGGTGAACAAATACAATCAAGTCAATTTCAAAGTTACAATGATATATTTGACGATACTAGCGGTGATGCTGGTATTTACAGAAAGGCTTTAGATTTTGAGATTAGACAAATTAATCCTACAAGTTAAATAAATAAATTATGAAAATAAAATTGAAAAAAAATTGGAGGTATGCTGGTCAAGTTATAATGGCTGGAACTGAAATGGAAATAAAGAATGAGGAAACTATTGCTTTCTTAAAAGATAATGGTTACTTAAAAGAGAAAAAAGAAAAAAAGGCAAAAGAAAAAGTTGCCGAAGAAAATAATTAATTAATATAAAAAATAAAAGAAAATGGCTATTTTAAATGGAACTGAAATAAAAGTTTATAGTACGGGAACAACTAACCTTGTTGCCTTTGCTCAAAACTGTACTCTGAATGTTAATCATTCACCAAGAGAAATTACGAACAAAGAAAGTGGTGGATTTAAAGAGATTTTAGAGGGATTGAGAGATTTCTCTATTGATATTGATGGGGCTTATGCTTGGACTAATGCTGGTGGATCAGCATTAACTAATGGAGTAGATGATACTTTAGAAACGAATGTTTTAAACGCAAGACAAGCTGTAACATTTATATTTGGTGATACAGCATCAACATCTGACATAAGTTATTCTGGAAGTGGTTTTATCACATCAGTATCAATGACTGGCGGTTATGAAGAGACCGCAACATACAGTTTAACAATTGAGGGAACTGGAGTATTAACTCAAACTGTAAACTAAAAACTTAGGTGATTAGCTTAGGCTCTAAATTTTGTTTAGTGCCTTTGCTATGATCCTTTAAACTAAACAAAAAAATGAATTATACTTTTATAGAAATAAATAAAAAAAAGCTACCTATCAAATTTGGATTTAATGCACTTAGAAAATATTCATCTAAAACAAATACTAAGTTGCAAGATTTAGATAAACTAGGTGTTGACATGACTTTAGATAATGCATTAACATTAATTTATTGTGGCATTGAAGATGGATACAGAGCATCAAAGCAAGAATGCGAAATAACAGTTGATGACTTAGCTGATTTAATAGATGGCGATTTTGATAGTATTGGAAAAGCTATGGAAATATTGGCTGAACAAATGGGAGGTAATAACGAAAAAAAGCAGAAAGCCAAGAAGTAAAAGAAAAACTATCTTGGCTAAAACTTGAAAAGATTGCTTTCGGTTATTTAGGAATGGGAGTTGATGAGTTATATGACTACCTACCTAAACATTTTTGGAATAAGTTAGATGGCTTTTATGAGCTTGAAAACATAAGAGAAAGGGGAAGATGGGAAAGAACAAGGTGGCAAACAACGTTGCTTTTGAATATACAAATATCCAAAGGTAAAAAGTTAAAGCCAACTGATTTGGTAGAGTTTGAATGGGATAAAAAAGATAAAAAAATAGATTACAAAAAGTTGAAGGCAAAAGCTGAATTTATTAAAAAAATGAGTGAGCATGGCAAATAAAAGTGTTGGTTTTTTAACTATTGCGTTTGGAGCTGATTTAAGAGGCTTTGACAAAGCAATGAAAAAGGCTCAAAGAAGTATCAAAAAATTTGGTACATCAATGCAGCAAACAGGTCAAAATTTAACAAGAAACTTAACATTGCCATTAGTGGCATTTGCAGCGGCATCTGTTAAGGCTTTTGATACTCAAGCTAAAGCAGAAACCAAATTGCTAACAGCATTAAAAGGGCGTGAGGATATACAAAAAAGATTAATTGCTCAAGCAAAAGAATTACAAACTAAAACATTATTTGGTGATGAAGAAACAATAGCGGCTCAAGCTATGTTGGCAACAATGGGATTAGAGGAGGATGCTATTTTAAGGCTCATTCCTTTAGTTCAAGACATGGCAACTGCAAAAGGCATGGATTTAGTACAAGCCGCAGATTTAGTTGCTAAGTCGGTTGGTAGTTCAACAAACGCATTGAGTAGGTATGGAATAACAATAACTGGGGCAGTAGGTAGTCAAGAAAGATTAAACACAGCAACTGAGGCTTTAAACAAAGCATTTGGTGGTCAAGCTGAGGCAATTTCAAAAGTAGGGGCTGGATCTTTAGTTCAATTAAAAAATCAATTTGGTGATTTGATGGAAGAAATTGGTGAAAAACTTTTGCCAATGATTTTGAAGCTTGGTAATAAAATAAAAAATTTAGTAGAAGCTTTTACAAATTTAGATAACGACACAAAGGATGTAATAATAACAGTTGGAATTTTGGCTGGGGCATTAGGTCCATTACTACTAATTGCTGGACAATTAACTATTGCATTTGCAGCTCTTTTTACGCCCGGCGGTTTGATTTTAATGGGTATAGTTGCACTTGCAGCAGGAATAATTTATGTTGCTGATAATTTTGAAGCATTTAAAGAAAGATTATCAGATTGGACATGGTGGAAAAATGCTTTAATTCAAGCATCACAATGGGTTGTTGAATATAGTCCTATAAGCTTATTAATTAAAGGTTTTAATGAATTATTAAAGTTTTTAGGAAAGACAGAAATTCAAAATCCTTTTGAAACTTTAGCTGATGAATTAGAATCATTAAAAGATGATACAGTTGAATACAAAACAGAATTTGGTAGTTTCGGAAGAGCAATTGAGAATGCATCTAATAAAGCATTTGAAGCGTTAAAAAAACTTTCTAAAGGTTTTGATTTTGGAGGTGGTCAAAAAGCTACAACAACATTATCTCCTTTTGTAGCTAATCCTTTTTTTGGTATGAGTCCAACAACTGGTCCATTAAATCAAGTTAAAGAACAAATTAAAGAATTAACAGATAAACAAATAGCTCTTAATCAAGCCACAAAAACATTTGAAAATGTTTTCTCAAGTGCTATGACATCAGCGGCATATAGTCAAGAAGGATTCTTTAAATCATTTTTAGATAACTTAAAACAAGCTATAAAACAAATGTTGATTCAATTAGCTATTACAACAGCAATTAAATTCATGTTTGGTGGGGGTAAATTATCTTTGAAAGATGCTTTTGGACAAGGATTGAAAGATGTTTTAAATTTATCTAAAGTACCAGCTTTAAGCTCTGGAGGAATTGTCACTGGTCCAACAATGGCTCTAATCGGTGAGGGTAACGAATCTGAAGCTGTATTACCATTAAGCAAATTAAATTCAATGATAAATAATAATAGCGGAGGAACTCAACAAGTTGAAGTGTTTGGGCGTATTAGTGGCAATGACATATTTTTAGCAAATCAAAGAGGAAGTATTAATAGATTTAGATCAGTTTAATTT